CCTTTGCCAAAGAAGAAACCCAACCCTAGAAGCCTTCAGGTCAAGGACCCTGAACGCTACAAGGCTGTTGTGGAGTCGCTGAAGTACGGCAACAGCCTGACCAAGACCTCCGTGGACTGTGGGGTTGCTAGACCAACCGTGGACAAGATCAAGTACGAGAACAAGGACCAGTTGACCGAGTGGAAGTGGAGGAACGTCAACAAGATTGCCGGGATTGTCGGGAAGGGTCTGGACAGGTTGGAGGCTGAGATTGACTCCGTTCACATCAACTCATTAGCCCTCCAGCTTTGTATACTTATTGACAAGAAAGCGGTACTTGAGGACTCAATTGTGGGAAAACCCCTTGAAAAGAAGGTAATTTTGCACGGTGACTTCAATAAACTGCTGGATCAGGTCCGAGCCGGTCATCCTACAGTAAAACAACAGATTAGTGAAGAAAACCCAATAAAAACAGGGGTAATCGACGTTGGGGGTAAGGTTAAGGACCCAAAACCTGTGGCAAAGGGGGGCGGGGGGGGTGCCTAACCCAATTTTCCTGACTGATGCCGAAGCATTAACTCGTTTGAGATTTTAATTTGAAAAGACGACCACCAACGCCCTTCAGGCCCGACCACCTGCACCTCCTTCAGATCATTGAGGGTGGTGAGATGGTTACGGGTGCTGTGTTGAAGCGTGTGGATGGTGATCAGTTTCAGGTTGGTTTAAAAAGCCACTACAATCCAGAGGTTGCCCGTGAGCAGGTTAACGGGTGGGTGATGATGGTGATGGAGGATGAACACGAATGGTTGAGCAGCAAAAGCTAGTCAAGGACCTTGGGGTAACTGCGAGGGACCTTCAGGCGAGGCGTAAGAGGTTATTGGAGGGGTTTCATTATTATGAGGCAGGTCGGTCTTACAAGTGGACTGATGAGGGTCGTGATCAGGTGATGTTTGATATGGGGTTGTTGCCCCATCCACCGAGTCATGTTGCGGAGGTTGCTGGCAAGATGCCGAGGAACCGGAGGTTGGTGAACACGAAGGTTATGGGGTTGGAGTATTTGGTGAAGGTGAAGGACAACGGGATGTATTCCAAGGGTTTTTTGTTCCCGGTGAAGTGGGATGGGGCTGGTTTTTATGCGACGAGGCATCCGAGGTACAGGGGCAGGTTATGACTGAGGAGGAGAAGCAGGACAGGTTGCACCGGTCGATTGACAGCGTGTTGAATCGGTTTAGGGAGGAGTTTGATATGACCTTTGTCAGTATAATGGGGGTGTTGCAGTTGATATTGGTTGGGTTGGCGTGTGAGGCTTGGGGGTATGAGGATGAGGAGGAGGAGGAGGATGATGGCGATGGTGAGGAGTGGAAGATTGAGTTGGACTGACTGATTTAAGGTGAAGGCTAAAAAGGGCAGGTTATATTTGGTGGAGAACCGCAATCGGAAGATTGGGGCCAACGAGGTTTATTTTCAGGCTTGGATGAACACGGGTGAGGAGTGGGTACCTTTTATGTTTACGAGCCACCAGTTGGCCAAGGCGCAGGAGAGGGCGGCGAAGAACCCTGAAGACTGCAAGCCCAAGAGGAGGTTTTTCTTTTGGTGATGACGGAGAAGGAGATAGCGGAGGCGTTGGACTTGAGAACCGACATGGCTAGGTTGGCGTTGTCGCAGTTCATAAAGAACATCAAGGTGTTTGATGAGAAGCAAGCGGACTATGGCAGCAAGAATATAGCTTCATGGGGCACCAAGAATCAGGACATGTTTGGTGTTTTGACGAGGCTCAAGGACAAGGTGCATAGGATAGCGAATTTATTGGACAACCGGGAAACCCCGAACAACGAGTCCATAGCGGATAACTGTATGGACATATCCAATTACGGATTAATATTGAGCCTATTGGCTGAAGACAAGTGGAGATAATATATGACAAAAAAGGCTTTCGACCCGTCTTTATATCGGGCAAACGATGCGAAGGGAAAGGGTGCCGTAGTGGCGCACTTGCAGAAGGAGGGTTCGTGGATAAACGCAGCGGAAGACACCAAGCATGATGTCAGGGAGTTGCGGTTAAACAGGCACGAGGTGGAAGTTCGATCCGGTTGGACCGGAGCGAAATTTCCCTACGCCACCATCCATATCCCTTACAGGAAAAAGAGGTTGATGGACAAGCCGTTCACATATTGGGTTTTGAATTACGAGTGTACCCATGCCTTGACGATAGGCAGCGAGGACATTGCGTGTTGCCCTATAGAGCAGGTTGCCAACAAGTATGTGCCTGATGGCACCGAGGAGTTTTTTGATGTGCCCACAGAGGGGTTCACCCTAGTTGAGTTGAAGCGTTGAACCACCCCGTTTTACAGGACCTAGATACTGGCACCATTGCTTCGATTAAGGAGCAGTATGGTGAGGAGCGGGGTACGCACCTGATCGAGAACGTCCTGAAGCCTGCCCGTGAGGAGATCATTAGGCAGGAGGAGGAGGATGCTTATTATTCAGGCTATATACCGGACCATTGGAGGGATGCGGATGACTTGTTAAAGACTTATGAACACTTGTTGATAAGCGGAGGCAACCGGAGTGGTAAGACGAGTTATAGTTGCCGCAAGTTGGTTGACATTATGGTGACCAAGCCCAAGGCCAAGGTGGTGGCGTTTAGCATGACCAACCAGAGTAGTGTGCGTGACCTTCAGCCTGCGGTTTACAAGTATTTGCCAAACCAGTTCAAGGGCAGGAAGAAGATGGGCAAGGTTGGCAATGTTTCTTACACGCAAAAAAACGGGTTCACCAATTCCAGCTTTGTGCTGCCCAACGGGAGTCAATGTTTCTTCCATTATTATGAGCAGCGCAGCGACATCCTTGAGGGGATGGAAGCGGACCTGATATATTGTGATGAATTGGTGCCAGCGAGTTTGGTGGAGACTGCGGTCTACCGCTTGGTCACACGGAAGGGGAAGCTAATAATTGCGGCCACCCCTATCACCGGCTGGACCCCTGTCGTGAACAAGTTCATGGCAGGGGCGAAGCCGTTGTCCACGGTTGAGTCTCCCCTGCTCCCCGACACCGTGAACGTGACGGGATGTCCTGTGGGAACGATGCCGTACCAGATGGAGTGTATGGACCAAAGTTGTGCGGTGATTTTCTTCCACACATCGATGAACCCGTATAACCCGTATGACCAGATGGAGAGGGTCTTGACGGGTGAGAGTTCCACGCAGATCAAGATCAGGGCATATGGGTGGTGTGAACGGACGAGCAACACTTGGTTCCCGAAGTTTGGGAAGGACCATATTATAGACCATGCAAAAGTGCCAACGGATGGGACAAACTACATGGTTGCCGACCCACACGGTGCGAGGTCTTGGTATATATTGTGGTTAAGGGTTTGCATGGTGGATGGGGAGGAGAGGTTCTTCATATACCGGGAGTACCCCGACATGCCTGCTTATGGGGAGTGGGCAGTAGGGGGCGACGACATGAGCGGGAAGATTGGGCCTGCACAAAAACCGGTGGGCACCGGTCACACGATGTATAAGGAGTTGATCAGGGAGCTTGAAGGGGATGAGAAGATCGAGGAGAGGTATATCGATCCCCGTGCAGGTGGCAGCAAGGCAATGACCGATGATGGTGTGACCTTGGTCGAGCGGATGGCATATGATGAGCCTGAGATGTATTTCACGCCAGCACCGGGAATACACATCGAGCAGGGCATAGGTGTTGTGAACGATGCGTTGGATTATAATGTTGACGACAAGCTGAGTAGCGTGAACCAGCCGAAGTTGTTTATATCAAGCGACTGCAAAAACACGATTGCCTGCATGACCGAGGCGAGTGCTGCCGGTGGGGAGAGAAACGCCTTTAAGGACCCCGTCGATTGCCTGCGGTATATAATGACGGCAAACCCGATGCACGTTACCCACCAGACATGGGCTGCGGCAGGGGGAGGAAGTTACTAATGGTAGAAGAAGAAATGGAAAAAGAGGCTTTGCAGAGTTTGCAGAGGACGGGCGACTATAGTCAGGACCATATCTTCCAGAAGGAAGTGTTCAACTGCATGTTGGACCTGACGAGGCAACAAAGCGTAATTATAGAGACACTTACCGGGATGGTGCTGGACCTGAAGGCAGTAAACGAAAAGCTGGACAATGCAGGTAAATAACCACCCACCCTTGTTGAGTCTGTCAGAGGCAGCGGAACTGACCGGACTGTCAAAAGAATATTTAACCAAGTTGAGGCGTAATGGTGTCTTGAAGACCTATACGCTTCAGGGCGGGGATAAGGGTTCCCCCCGCTATAAGATTTTTAGGGACCACCTATTAAAACACACAGGACTTTCATAATATGAACAGGAACGAATCGGAGGACCAGTTGGTCCAGCATAAGGACGGCAAGGTTGATGTGGAGACATTGACTTTTGAGTATAGGAGAAGTTTGACCGATGGTCATGCTCTGGAACGGATACAGTCTGCGGACGATGTGCGGTATGCACGTTGGAACAGCCAGACGAGTGATTTCAAGAAACACGCAAGTGCGTTGAGCGAGGGTACGCAGCCATTCCCGTTTGAGGGTGCTGCGGACAACCGGATCAGGCTTGCTGACGAAACCATCAACCAACTTGTGGCGACCATGATGAACGGGTTCCAGAAGTCTCAGTTGAAGGTTGGGGCAACAGAGTCGAGTGACACAGAGGCAGCGGCGAGCATGAACACGTTGATGCGTTGGTTGATTGGCACCAAGCTATACCATGAGTTGAGGCGTGAGGCTGAACTGCTTGCACAGTATTCCATGCAGTACGGGTGGAGTGCGATGTTTGTTGGGTGGGAGCAGCAGAACCAGTTGATGCCAATGAAGATCACGCTGGAGCAGATTGTGGAGATGTCGCAACAGGACCCAGCGTTTGCGGACTTCCCGAAACTGATTCTTGATCCAGCACAGGAGTCTGTGGTGGTGGACATGTTGATGGCGCAGGTGGAGGACCTCAAGCGGCGACCGGCGAAAAAGATTGTCAAGGAGTTAAGGGAGGATGGAGAGAGTTCAATCCCTATTGATTATATTGTGGCCAACAAGCCGCTGTTGGTTGCCTGCCGCCCCTACGATGAGATCAGTTTCCCACCGGAGACAACCACGCTTCAGAAGGCACGGGTTATCTTTCGCAAGCAGTATATGTCGGAGGTTGAGCTACGCAGCATGATCAACGACGACAACTGGAATGAGGATTGGGTTGAGGAGGCACTCAAGACCTCTGGACGATCAAGCGATTTTTCCGACATCACAACATCGGTTTCAGCTTTAAGTTCTGACGCAATCGACAGGCGTGACAACTTGGTGGAGGTTGTGTGGGCATATACCAAGCAACTTAACGATCAGGGAGTGCCTGCTATATACACCACGGTGTTTGCGCCGATGATTCAGCGGGATGCGCTTGGCAAGGCGTTGTTCGCAAAGCATGAGATGCTTGACTACAACCATTGCCGTTATCCGTTTGTGGAGTTCAAGCGAGAGGTTATCAAGCGGAGGGTTGTTGAGAGTCGCCCCATCACCGAGGTGATCGGGAGCTATCAGACTTTCCTGAAAAACCAGATCGACTCGATCATGGACAGGACATCGTTTGAGACATTGCCTGCCATTGAGGTGAACAAGAGGCTTGGACTGATAAACAAGGTGGGGCCTGCGGTGATGTTGCCGGTGACCAAGTCGGGTGATTATTCGTTTATGAAACCACCGGCAGGTGTGGCGACGACTGCGTTTGAAACCATTTCGTTTATTGAACGTGCCGTTGCGAAGTATTTTGGACTTCCCCATAAGGATGTGTCGCCGCAGGTGACGATGATGACGCAGCAATCGATGATGAACAACTGGTTAACTGTGTGGACCGAGATTTACCAGATGATGTTCCAATTGACGTTGCAGTACCTCGATGACGAGGACTTGATGAAGATCACCGGGGTACAGGTGCCGATTAACCGGGACAAGGAGATGCCCGACTTTGTGTTGAAGTTTGATGTGTCCGATTTGGATCAGGATTATGTCCTGAAGAAGATGGAGATCATTGCACAGCAACTGGTGCCATTGGATGTGGGTGGATCAATCGAGCGGAACAAGTTGATTGAGAAACTGGTGCGATCCATTTCACCGGACTTTGCGGACGATATATTGACCGACCAAAATAGCGCAAGTCAGCGCATGTACAACGAGGTCAAGTCTGAGATGGGCGGGATGATGTTGGGCTTTGAGCCTAACTACACCGAGAACGATCCGACTGCGGGAACCAAGTTGAAGTACGCACAGGAGTTGGGAGAAAAGAACCCGAAGGTGAAGGAGGCAGCGGAGAAGGATGAGTTGTTTGGTCAGTTGATCCAGAACTACATAAAGAACTTGGAAATGAGCGTCACACAGGAACAGAATAAGACCATCGGCAAAATTGGGGTACAACCCGTAACATGAACCCAGACGACATAAACACGTTTAACTTCGAGGGCAAGAGTGCCATTTACGAAGCCATAATGAGGCACCTAGAGGCTTTTGTTGAGGGAGAGGTCCTTGCAGTACAGGATCGTGACAACATTGGTGAGGGGCGAATCCACTCGGCTGGAAGGTTGGCTGGTTTGACCGACTACAGGGACCACATCAAGTGGCTGAAGGATCAGGCGACGAGGCAATGAAGAAGAAGGCTAAAAAGGTTTCTGTGAAACAGGACCCCCTCAAGGGCGAAGCCTTATACCTAGCCTTGCAGAAGAAATGGGAAAACAGCAAAGGGTTGCGGAGGGACTTCGGCAAAGGGAAGCGACAACGCTGATTGAGTTACTGGTGGTGGTGGCTATTATCGCCATTTTATACTCCCTGCATTTGTCGGCAACTAACCGTGCAAGGTTGGCAGCGCAAAAAGCGGTGTGTAACACATACCAGAAAGCGTGGAGGAAGATGGACTATATGGATAAGATAACGGGCGGCAGTTTTTGGATGGAAAGAGATTTCGACATTTACAACTGCTACAAATGCCATCCGAGCGTTCCATAACTTTCAGGCAAACTATATACGAGTCTGTTCATATATAATCAGGTACCGGGACACCTAAACGAAATCATAGTATCGACACGATAGTGTTTACCTCGTCAAACCCTTGACGGGGTTTTTCTTTGTCTCCCTTCAAAAGACTCTGCTGCCGACTTGCAGGCATTAATCGCATGGCTACAGAAACAAGCGAAGAGGTTAGCGGGTCCTCTTCAGATAATACCGAAAACCGTGAGTTCAAGAATGACGTTTTAAGTCAGGCATTGGACGAGAGTGGATTGGCATCGTTGCTGGAAAAACAGATGGACGATAGCCAACCGGAACCACCGGAACCGGAGCAACCCACCGAAAGCGAAGCTAAACCGGATGAGGAAGAGGAGTCGGCTGAAGACTCTGCGGGTGCAGAGGAACCGGAGGTCGATGAGAGTTCTTTGACAGATGACGATGAAAGCAAAGAACCGGCTTGGTTCCAAAAGCGCATCGACAAGTTGACACGCCAGAGGCGAGATGCCGAAGACGAGGTCAAGGATTTAAGGGGCGAGATGAAGGAGTTGCGGGGTCAGGTAACTGACAACGCAACACCGGCTTCACGGACTAATTCCGATAGCCCTTTTGAACACCTGACCTCTCAGGAGCAGATCGATGCTGAAAGGCAAAAGGCGAAAGACTTGCGACGATGGTGCCGAAAGAATCGGGACGGTGCGGTTATCAACGGCAAGAATGGAGAAGTGGAGTATGACTCAGATCAAATTGAGGACATACTTGAGAATGCTGAAGAGGCGTTGGACACACATTTGCCTGAACGTGAAAGGTTTGTAGAGGCTTCGGCCTACTGGGAACCGGAAGCGGCGAAGGCATACCCTTGGATCGATGATCGGGGGAGCAACGAATATTCGTTGTTCAATCAGGCTTTAAAGGCGTTTCCGCAGGTCAAAGCGTTACCGGATTACAAAATCCTTTTAGGGGATATGTTAGTGGGAAGGGCGTTAAGGATGTCCAAAGAAACACCTAAATCTGAAACCCAAGTCAAAGCCAAGGCAAAGCCCAAGGCACCAAAGCAACCGGCGGCACCTAGTGCTGACCGGACAACCACTACACCGACTGCCGCAAAGGTTACCGCAAGCAAGAATCGCTTTCTCAAATCTGGACAAGAATCCGATTTAGCAGAAGTAATGATGGACTATGTATAGTCCGTAAATAGGAGAATCAAAATATTATGGCAGGTGTAGTAGAAAATGCTTATACAGGTAACAGCCCCGGTGCGGGACCCGCAGTCCACGAAGACCTCAGCGATTTGCTGGCAGTCGTAGACGCAAAAAGCACTCCAATAACGTCCATGATCCCCAAGGGTCGTGCGGCTGGAGCAACGACATTCCATTGGCAAGCCGATGGGCATGTGGCAAACGTAACAAGCGGGGCGATTGATGGAACGGATGTTTCAACCACGTTGGTTGATCCCACCGGAAACAGCAACGCAGGGACGAACTCAAACAATGATCTGACTGACACTTCGGCAAGCCGCAAGGTGCTGAAGAACAATGTTCAGATATTCCGTAGGTCAGGGCGCATCTCGTTGCTCACAGACACCGTGGCAAATGCTGCCGGTGTTCGCAATGAGTTGGCACACATGGTGAGTCGCCTCATCCTCACGCAAAAGCGTGACATTGAGAAGACGCTGAGTTCCAAAAACGATGCACAGGATGGCGACCTAAACTCTGCCTTCCAAACCAAGGCGTTGCAGAGTTGGTTGGCACCTACAGGTCAAACCAAGGTGGTTAATTCAGCCGATACTAATGCGGCTTGTCCGTGTGTGGTTCCGGGTGCGTTTCAAACCAAAGACGGTTCAACGTCCAACACGACAAAGGCTGCGTTTTCTGCCGATGCTGTGCAGGATGTTCTTGAGAGCATCTATTCCGAAACGGGAGTTGTTCGTGATTACGATCTGATTTGCGATCCGCAGGTCAAACGTGCCTTCACGGGTTTTGCGGAAACTAATGTTGATGAGTCAGGCGACTCGGCAACACACCCTGCGGTTCGCATTCGCACCTTAAACAAGGAGCAAGCAGACCGTGCGTTCGTATCGACTATCGATATTTTCACCGGAGATTTTGGCACGTTGCGTTTGCACGTTTCCAACTTCCTTGAAAAGAGCAATCAGGTTGACACGACTAGTGGTTCCATCACCGAGGATCAGGACAACTCTGCCGGTTACGGCATGATCCTGCCGATGGACCTGTTGGAGTTGAAATACAATATGACGACCAACGTCAAGCCCATGACAAACAATGGCGCAGGCGAGGGTAGGATTATCACCACCATTGCAGGAATGGCGCATAAGAACCCGCTTTCTTCGGGTCAAATTGCCTTCTCAGCTTAATGTTGGAGACTGACGTTGCTGAATCCTTGTTCAACAACGATCCCGATTTAGCACGGGACGTTGTCAAGGAGTTGAAAACTGGCTGGAGAATGCAGGCAGTTCAAGCGGAGATTAATACCCGCAAGAAACTCCAAGAGGCAAAGATCAAGCATGAGTCAAAGCATATCGACGGGGTGGGTGTTCACCGGTTAAGGGTGGACCCCACCTCGTATCATTATTGGGGGCAGCGACTCGGTTACGAGTGCTGGGGCAACGAACAATTTATCAAGGAGTATGGGCGGGACAACCCTTCCGCAACCGTTATCTGTAAACCGGCAAAACCGAAGTATGGATACACCAAAAAATACTCCAAAACTTTTAATCTGTGATCCAGCTATCCTTTGCGAATGTAGTTAGTGGCGTGGCGCAACTTGCCGGTCTTGACCGGGATGCGTTGCCTAGCCACTTCTTCAAGGCAGTACGGGACCTGTCGGACCACAGGCTGGGAATGGCATGGGACTCCGAGTATTGGCCTGAGTTGATCCGCATAGCATCAGCAACGGTTAGCCAGACAAGCAATGCTGCCCCTTATTTTTACAATTTGCCCGACACCTACGGGGAGGTGTTGGATGTTTATGACAAAAACCCCGAAGCGACCACGCAGACAGCACCAATAGCTTGGAAGTACGGACACGATGGAACCAACAGAAGGATCATTTTACGGAGTAGCACTACTCCTGTTTACGTTGAGTATCGTATATCTAAACCGTCGATTACACAAGACTCGACAGGCGACATTGACTCACAAACTGCTATCCCGAAGATATTTCAAGGCTACCTCATCCGGTCGGTATTCGCTGACTACCTGAAAGCGAATGGTCAGGTGGAGCAGGCGATGATCGAGGATGCGAACGCAGAATCACTTTTACAACTTGAAGCCGACAAGGTTTATCGGCAAGCCGGTCAGATTAGATCGGTCAACATGTTTACCTATTAAGAATCTATGAACGTACAACTAGCATCATTAGGGACTCCAGCGGCGGTGGAAGCCGCAGGTCTAGCGGCAGATGACCGCAGGAAAAAACTGATCATCACCTCTCAGACAGGGGATGTTTATGTGAACTTTAGCGACACGGCAGCGACAGCGTCTATTTTCGACATTAAGTTGGCTGCGGGAACGTCTTATACAATCGACAACTATACGGGACCATGCACGGCAAACAACGCCAACGTCCGGTATGTGCCGTTTAAATAATTTGCTTGTGGGAGGCATCTTAAAAAACTATGGACACAGAAAAAGCGAAGCAGGCGTTAGACACGCTATACATTGCGGCAGGTCAGGCGAGCCTTTCCCGACCGCAACATGATGCCGTAACCAACGCAGCCAAGGATTTGCTGGAGCAGATCGAGGGTTGCGACAAGTGTGATGGAACAACTCCTGTTGAAGTTGTCCCTCCGAAGAAGGACAAATGAAGTGGGACCTAGAACTGATCAAGGTTATTGGGGCAACCGGACTTGGAACAGGCAACATGCTTTTGGACATAGACGTAGTCTTAAAACTTTTGATCAGTTTTTTATCCCTTTTATATGTGGCGAAGAAAACGTATGACCTTTATAGTAAAAGAAAATAATTATGCTTAAATCAAAAACGGTGTGGGGAGCGGCGACAGCCATTCTCGGAACGGTGTCTGCCTATTTTTTGGGCGAGGTCGGGCTAGGTGTTATGCTTCAAGTGGTGGTGACATCATGTCTCAGCGTGTTCTTGAAACACGCTATAGTCAAAGACAAGGCAGACTGATAATGGGGCTTGGCTGGTTGTTAGCTATACTGCGAGCCGTTCCCTCGTTTGAACGGCTTTTTTTGCATATAGCCGAAGGGATAAAGTTGCACCGTGCGAACACAAAGTATGAAGAGGAACTGGATCATATTGATGCTGCCATTGCTAATGCTAGGAGTGGGATGCAAGACAGTCGA